TCTGGGTTACATCAAGGGCAACCGGAAGAAGGAAGAAGTCTTCACTGTGCTTCGTCGGACGACTGATCCTCAGACCATCTACAAGAAGCAGAAGCTGGACCGCGATGATGTCTTGGATATCACCGACTTTGACGTCGTGGCCTGGATTAAGGGCGAAATGCGGATGATGCTGGATGAGGAAATTGCTCGCGCGATCCTGATCGGCGATGGCCGTGCCACGGATTCTCCCGACAAGATCAACCAGCAGCATGTTCGTTCCATCTGGCAGGATGACGATCTGTTTGCCGTGAAGTGCCCCGTTACCGCCGTTACTGGTGAGGATTTTGCGAAGACTACTATCAAGACCATCATCCGGAATCGTAAGGCTTACAAGGGAAGCGGCAATCCTGTATTCTTCACGACTGAGGATGTGCTGACCGAGATGCTGTTGCTGGAAGATGGCATGGGCCACTTCATGTATAAGACTGTTGCGGAACTGGCGACCCAGCTGCGTGTTCGCGAGATTGTGACCGTTCCTGTGATGGAGAATGCCGGCACTCGGACCGAGACCAAGGGCAACGTGACCAAGGTCTATGATCTGCTTGGCATTATTGTCAATCTGGATGACTACAATGTCGGCGCGGACAAGGGTGGCAGTGTGAATATGTTCGACGACTTCGACATCAATTACAACCGGCAGATGTACCTGATCGAAACCAGGATCTCCGGTGCTCTGACCAAGCCCTTCTCTGCTCTGGTCATTGAGAAGGAGCACCCGAGTACCTAATCGAGGTGTGACGTATGGCCAGATTCTTTGGAAAAATCGGGTTTGTAAAGACCGAAGAGACAGATCCTGAAGATCATCCTGGCGTATGGAATCCTGTGATTACCGAAAGGGAGTATTATGGTGATATCATACGAAACAGTCGTCGTTGGGATCAAAATAGTGGTGGAGTAAACGATAATCTGGTCATGAATCATACTATCAGCATTGTTGCCGATGACTATGCAAATAGAAATCTTGGTGCAATGAAATACGTGAGATGGCGCGGGGACCGTTGGCAAATTTCTACAATTGAAATTCAGCGTCCCCGCATCATTCTTACATTGGGAGGAATATACAATGGGCCAGAACCGAACGAGGGTTGAACTCCATCACAAACTTGTGAGTATGCTAGGGTCGAATAATGTATACTTTGATCCTCCCGAAAATTTCAAACTACAGTATCCGTGCATTGTTTATTATTTGGATGACCTGGCAGATTCATTTGCTGATAATCAGGTATATAGACGTATGCGCAGATACTCGCTCACTTACATTACACCCATTGCAGAAGATCCGTTCGCAGAAGAATTGGCTGATATTCGCTATTGCACACTGAATAGGCCATACACTGTTTCTGATCTTCATCATTGGGCGTATACCCTGTTCTATTAAAAATGGAGGTTTAGTATTATGGCTAGTCTTGTTTGGGATGTAACCGGTACTCGTAATATTCAGGCTGGTGTGAGCAAGGTTGCTTTGTACCCCATGAAAGCCGACGGTACCTATGATGATGGCGTTGCGTGGAGCGGTGTGACCGCGATTAACGAGTCTCCTGGCGGCGCTGATATTACTGATCTGTATGCGGATAACATCAAGTATGCGAGCCTTCGTGCTGCGGAAACCTTTGGATTCAGCATCGAGGCCTATGATTATCCGGATGAGTGGTCTGAGTGCGACGGATCTGCTCAGGCGCAGGCGGGTGTGTTGCTGGGGCAGCAGCCTCGTAAGGCTTTTGGTCTGGTGTATCGCACTGAGATCGGTGATGATACGCACCCTGGTATGGATAAGGGGTATGTTATTCATATCGTGTACAACAGTACCGCGTCTCCTTCTGGACGTGGTTACAGCACGATCAACAACAATCCCGATGCTATCAGCATGAGCTGGGATGCTCAGAGCACTCCTGTGAACGTTACTGGTACGAACTATAAGCCTGTTTGCACCATTACTGTCAACAGTACCAAGTGCGATAAGACTAAGCTTACGACTCTGGAAGGGCTTCTGTACGGCGGAGATAACGCCTCAGCCACTCTGCCTGATCCTGCGACAGTTCTGAGTACGTTGAGCTGAGTAATTAAGAATTTTAGTATCTATTGGGAGAGTGTTCATGATTATTTCAAGGGCACTCTCCCTTTTTCAACGACTATTTTATTTGAAGAAAGGACCGGAGAAACATGCTTAAGAAAACAATTACATATACCGATTACGACGGTGTTCAGAGAACCGAAAACTTTTATTTCAATCTGAATAAAGCAGAATTGATGGACATGGAGCTGACTACTCCTGATGGTGGACTGCGCAATAAGCTGCGCGCCATTATGGACAAGCGCGATATTCCCGGTATTATCAGGACAATCAAGGAATTTATTATGGCCGGTTTCGGCGAAAAGAGTCCTGATGGACGGAAGTTTGTTAAAAGTAAAGCGCTGAGCGAAGCTTTCATGCAGACGGAAGCATACGCGGAATTGTACATGGAACTCATTTCCGATGCGAACGCGACTGCTGCGTTCATTAATGGTATGATTCCTGAAGAGCTTCGTACTAATTTGGAAAATACAGAAAAAGAGACTCAGCCGGATAATGTTTCTCTGCTGAGCGATGCCGTTCAGAACAAAGAAGATTGAACTTCTGGACATGTAAAAATAAAGAAAGGAGGTGAGCGAAATGCTTGAGATTGTCATACCTGAAAACGAGATGTTTGATAATTCCAAAAATGAGTTTATCAATATTAAGCGTCAAACGCTGCAACTTGAGCATTCGCTCATTTCCCTTTCAAAATGGGAAGCAAAATGGAGAAAACCGTTTGTTGGAAACAAGGATATAACACCCAGAGAAATGGCGGATTATATTCGGTGCATGTGCATTACACCAAAGGTAGATCCGATCGTGTTTGAATATATTCCGACTGATGTGTTTAATCAGATTAAGGAATACATTGAAACTGATCAAACAGCTTCCCAAGTTTATGATCGAAGAACGAACAGAGGCGGTCGATCCCAAGAAGCCGTTACTTCCGAACTTATCTATTACTGGATGATATATCACGGTATTCCGTTCGAGTGCGAAAAATGGCATTTGAGTCGGTTGCTGATGCTCATCAGAATATGCGCCGCAAAAGGTTCAAACGAGCAAATGAGCATGAGCGAAATCTTTGCCGAAAATCGCAGACTCCATAATATGCGAAAAGGCGGAAAGGGACCGAGAAGGTGATTGAATGAAGATTAATTTTCAGCACAAAGGTAACTTCAACAAATTAGAAAAGTTCCTGGTTAATGGGCTGAAGATTAAGCCAATCACCAGAATGATTCTTGACAAATATGGAAAGATGGGTGTTGAGGCCCTTCGCAATGCGACACCCAAAGATACCGGAAAGACCGCAAACTCCTGGTATTACATAATTGAAGAAGATACAAATGGAAATCCCAAAATAGTTTGGGCAAACAGTAATATGACGGATAATAAAGTGAACGTTGCGATTCTTCTCCAATATGGGCATGCCACACGAAATGGCGGTTTTGTCAGGGGAATTGACTACATCAATCCAGCGATTGCCGGTGTGTTTCAAAAAATGGCAGATGAAGCATGGAAGGAGGTAAACTCAAATGGCTGACAGCAACGGAATGAATACAGCATCTGTTGACGAGCGAATTGTAGAGGCTAAATTTGATGCATCAGATTTTGAAAAAGGCGTAGACAAAACTATCAAAAAACTTGATGAATTAAAAGAGTCTCTGAATTTAAAAGATGCTGGAAAAAGTGTTTCTGAACTTGCTGACGAAACCAAACAAGCCACTGAGAAAGCCTCCAGTTCTTTAGCGCAGCTGGAAGACCGGCTGACTTCATTTGCCGGCATGCTGAAACAAAAGCTTCTTAGCGGACTTGCAGATCAGGTTGTTGGCGTTTTCTTCAAAATGGAGAATGCCGTAACCGGGTTTGTGAAGAACATGACCGTCGGTATGTCCAACGCCGGTATGGCGGCTTATGAACAAATGCTGACCAGTGTTCGTATGGTCACAAACGCATTCAAGCGTGACGACAAGGGCAAGATCATTGGTTATTATAGTGTCGATGAAGCATACGGCGCGCTTGAGCAATTGAAGACATATGCTGACGAAACATCTTATTCAATGGATCAAATGACTGACGCCATGAGTAAGATGGTTGCTGCAGGTGTTCCTCTTGATGACGCAGCAAAGAATGTGCAGGGTATTGCAAACGCTTGCGCTAATGCTGGTATTAATGCGAATGACGCTGCAAGAGCGTTTTTCAACTTAAGCCAGGCTTATTCATCGGGATCTTTGAAATATACAGATTACCGTTCTTTGGAATTGCTTAATATGACCAACGAGTCGTTTAAGCAGGCAATGCTCGATGCCGGTGTTGCGGCGGGAACTTTGAAAAAGACCAAAGAGGGGCAATACAAAACTAAGAAATCTAAAACCGGTGGAAAAGTTACTGCTGGAAAAACAGTTAATATGCAGAACCTCTCCGAATCTTTGAAATATGGCTGGATGACCACCGCAGGAATGGATGAATTATTTGGCGGAAAATTCTATGCCGATATCGATGAGATTACTGACATGCTTTACGAAAAGAATATGAAGATGTCAGAGGTTCTTGAAGTTATTAGAGATAAGTATGGTGAAACAGCAGCAAAAGCTTTCGCGGCTGCTCGAGAAGCACGTAATTTCACAGATGTTCTGAATACCTGGAGGGGTATTGCAACCGCACAGTGGTCAAAAGTATGGGAGTTGCTATTCGGAAAATTAGAAGAGGCAACGAAGTTTTTTACCGATCTGGCGGATGGCGGAATTGCCGATACGCTGCGCAATACGTTCGGATGGATCACTGATGTTCTCGATTATTGGAATGAGGGCGGAGCCCAGGAGAGTGGCCAAAATGCTTTCATAGAAACTATTCAGACTGTTGATGAATTGATTGGCCAAGTGAATGAGGCTTTTATGACGCTTCTTCCAAATTCTGAAGACGCTGGGCATGCATTAATGCGTTTCAGTATTCGAGTTCGTGATGCCGTTAAGAATTTTCAGACTTGGCTCACAGAAGTTAATTCGTCAGAAGGAACGTCTCGTCTCGACACTATTATTAATGTGATTGGTGTTCTGACAAAAGCGTTCGGTGCTGCAAGCATTTTCTCGAAAGCCATGGGAGTAGTTTTTCATGCTTTGGGAAAAGCGTTTGATCTTATGGAGCCGATTCTTAATGGGTTGGCTACAGTAGTTGATAAACTGATAGACCCAATTATTGCAATTGGCAAAAATGATACGCTGTTTAATAATATCACAGACAGCGTCGATAATTTGTTCAATGTTTTGAAACCGGTTATCGATTTTCTTAGTCAGACATTATTCCCAGTTGTCGGAGATGTCTTATCTTTCTTTGTTTCAGGCGCGATAGACACCGCGATTATGAACATTAATTTCTTCAGTGATGCGTTCGGATTGCTTCTCGAGCTTATCACTGGAAAATCGGCGCAAAAAGATCGCGACGGAAAGGGCATCGTCGGTCATATAACGGACGATATCGAGACATTAAAAAATACATGCATCACTGCCATAAGTGCTGTCAAAGACTTCTTTTCTGCTTTATTTGATGATCTACGCAGACTTTTGGGATTGAGTGATGAAGCAGATGCAGCTGCAGACGGTGATGGCGGAATCTTCAACAGCATCAAGAACTTTTTCGACACAAATCAATTTCTCAAGGATGCCGATGCTTGGGTTCAGCAAGCGAAGGTTGACGTTGAGAACTGGATTGCTCAGCTTCCCGAAAAAATTACGAATTTCGGCGTTCGCATTCAGGAAGCGGTTTTCAGTCTTTTTTATACTAAGAAGTCAAAGACCGTTAATACGAGCGATGGCACAGAAACGTTTGAATTCATCGAGAAGACCGAGCTCAAGAAGAATCTGGATGAATGGTGGGAAACAACTAAACGCACTGTGACCGATTTTATCACCTCGCTTCCTCAGAAAGTCAGCGAATTGGCAAATCAACTTTTTGATACCATTTCCGGGCTTTTCTATTCGAAAGACACAGTTACGATCAACACTCACGAGGGTGAAAAGACCTTTGCCACAGTCAGCAAAACGGAATTCAAAAAGAATCTTGATGAATGGTGGTCCGGTGTAAAGACTTCCGTTACGGAGTTTACTGATTCCATTCCTCAAAGAATTCAAGATTTCTTCAACGGAATACCAAATGTCTGGCAAAAGATCAGTGATTTTTTATTGGGCGAGCAAGTTGATGTCGAAGTAACCAAAATGGTCAACACCAAAGACGGATGGCAGGAAGGCGGAACAGAGGTTCTTAAATGGCGTATGGAGTCTGGACTAAGTCAGTGGCTTATTTCCGTGAGAGAAAGTACCATTGAATTTATTAAGACTCTTCCTAAAAAACTTGAAGATTTGGGGAAACGCATTTATGCAACCGTATTTGGTATATTTTACCAAGAGCAGGATGTCGAGAAGTCTGGTTATGGTGTAAAAGAAGACCATATGGTCGCAACACCGTTTAAGAAATGGGTGGACGGCGTAAATCGTTCGATTCGTAAATGGCTGAAAAAGGTTTCCAAAATTACTTTGAGAGATTTGTGGGATCGCATTTTTGTCAGTGAAAAGCAAGACGAAAACGGAAACACGATCCAGGAAAAAAGCGGTTTCGCTGTGATGCTTGAAGGCATGTTTGGCGAAGCTGAAGTTAAAAAAGCAAAAGCAAAGATTGATGGATTTGTGGACCGGATCTCTGCATTTATTGAGAATGTGAAAACCACAATCAACAATGTCTGGACGCATATAAGTACTGGTATTACAACAGGAAATTTTGCAACAGCCATTGAGAAAGTTTTTACGGATATCATCAACTTTGTAGCGAGCCTATTCACTGGTACTACAGATATTGAGACAAATGCTGAATGGTTTTCACAAACTGTTGCAGACGCAATCACATGGATCAAAACCGCAGCGGAATCAGCATGGCCCAAGGTTCGCGATTTTATTGCATCTTTACCGACAAAAATTGCTAATTTGTTTAGCGGAGAAAGTTCTAAAAACAAAGAGCAGGGCGCTATTGGCAAAGCCTTAACTGAATTTGGCAAAACTGTTGGCGGATTTGTCGCTGAAATACCCGACACTTTGCTTATTTTCTTTAACAACGCTGGTCATGAGATTGAAAAATTATGGGACAATCTTTATAAGACGTTAAGCGGCGAGAGTGTTGCAGATGTGGATAGCATCGATGAACTGATGGAGCCCGATACGTCTGAAGTTAAGGAAACAGTTTCAAAATGGGATTCGTTTGTCGAAAATCTTAGCAATGGTATCATAGGCACATTCCAAAAATTCCCGAAATGGTTGGCACAGGGTTTTGAATTATCAGTGAAGGGTATTGATTGGGCGCTTACAACTTTGACTGATGTTCTTACGCCTAAAGCGCTTGCCGACAGTCTTTCAGAAGGAACGGATCTTAGCGATGTGATCAGCGATGCCGTTGCAGATAGCACAGATCCCGAGAAAACAGAAGAGTCCGCGGGTTTGGCTGAAATATTTGCCAAGGTCGGTCAGGCGATTATGAATTTAATTACGGTAACGATTCCGAAGTTTATCGTTGCTGGTTTTGAAGCAATCAAAACAACAGTTGCCGGTTGGGTCGCTCCTATTGGAGCAGCTTTTGAAAGATTTGCCGCACAAGTAGCCGAAGAGGAAACGTTAACTGACAAGATAAGACTCGTAGGAAGTAAAATCAAGCAAAAGATTTTGAGCATTATTCCAGAGGAGCTTAAGACAGCATTCGGCGAAAGCGGAATCGGTAAGAAAGCTGCTGCCTGGTGGGACGGAGTCAAAACTATTTTTGACAATTTGTCAGGGAGCATTAATGAAGAAGGAGCAACTTTCTTTAGCAAGATTGGCGCAGTTGGAACCGCCATTGTTAGCGTAATTAAATTGAGCATTCCTGATTTCATCAAACAGGGCTTTAATTCTGTTAGAACCAATTTTGGCAATTGGTGGAATAGTCTTGATGGGATTTTTGATGACTGGCTTGACGAAAGCAACCAGGAATCCAGCCCGTTGAAACGCAATATTGCCAAGGTTGGAAAAGCGATCAAGAAAGCTATCGACGAACTTGGTAAACTCATCAGC